GATGCGATATAATCTCTGAATGCTCGTGTATCTCTTGCGAGGAACCTGTTGTTAATAAAATCTGTAATTGATTTGGTATCATCTTTACCATCTACTGTTTTGATAATGTATCTATATCTCGTTGTTAACTCAGATGATACTCCACCTTTATTAAACTTTCTCATTGCCTTAACATCAGCATCAATTGCTTTTTCATCACCATGAGTTAAAAGTTTAAATTCAAGTTCATTCTTACCCGTTGGAGTAGTGAATTTATAAGTGTTAGATTCATTTAATACATCTAAATCTATATCTTTGGTTTGTACTTTACCTAAATCTACTTCAATTTTTTGCTTATCACCATAAGTATCTTCCATTTCAATCTGATATTCTGGTCCGTATCCTAAAATACGAGTTGCTAACATGATTGCGTTTTTATCTCCTAATATAATATCATCAGGATTTATTGAAGAATCTATAATGATTGATTCAAATAGTTTATCTAATACCACACCTTTTTTAATAAGGTTTTGTGAAGATAGGATTTCCTCTTCTTTTGCGGTCATGTATTTAATTTCTAATTGACCAGATGAAAGTGGATTATCCTTTGGATAACATCTACCTTCAGATGGTAGAGAAATCACTTGTGTTGGAAAATCGTATTGACTCATAACTTAATTTGTTAATTTGTATATAAATATATAGAACCAAAAAAATTAAAAAAAAAGAGGAATTCTCACTAAGAGAATCCCTCTAATCCTTGTGGTAGCGGATTTATAATTTATTTTAGAATTCGAGTATTGCGTAATCGTATTGTAACGTTAATGTGATTTCAGCAGGGTCATTTGAATCAAATGATAAATCACCAAATTCTGCTGATTCAATAAACGCACCTTTTAATTTCCATTGTTCAATTTTATCACCAACTGGTCCTAACATATAGAAATCAATATCTTTCTTATAGAAGTCTGCGTATCCTCTTCTACCTGTGATTGATTCATGTCCTAATCTAATCCATTCCATCACTTGTTGTGCTCCTGATGGTACGATTGGGTCATACAATGTTATACCTAATGATTGCCATTCACCCTTTCCTTGAAGTTTTCTCTTGATGTTAATGTGGTCAAGAGTAATCGTTTCAAAGTTAATTGAGGGTCTATTTGCAGCTTTTATCAAGTAAGATTGAATACCATCAATCTCCATGATATACCTGTTCTTCATCTTCGGTTCGAAGTTGGTGTAGAACATTTGGTCGAATTCTAATACTTCTGCCATTTTATCTCCTAATTTATATTAATAAATATTACTTTTTACTTTTTTCAAAAGTTATGCCGAGAACGCTGCTCCTGTTGGTAGAATGTTGAAATCAATTACAATGAATTCTGCCGTTTTAGCTGGTTGTAAGAAAATCTGCCCTGCTAAAATGTTTCTATCCACAACATCAGGAGTGTTGTTAGTCTCATCCATAACTACTTTAAATGCGTATAACCCTTGTCTTTGTTGGATTCCTTCTAAATAAGGTTGAACCGTATTGATGAATCTTGCTCTTGTAGTTGCCGTGTTTTGTTCGAACACTAAGAATCTTGAAGTAGATGCGATAAACTTCTTAACAGTAATCAACAATCTTCTTACGTTAATTCTATCAAGTGCAGATGCCTTATCTTGAAGAGTTTTTTGTCCAAATGCCACGATACCTTGACCAGGGAAAGTTGCGATTGGGTTTACTTTGTTTTCGTATAAAGTATCTCTTTCAGAGTGTGTTAATCTGTTTACTACACTTGCTGCTCCTACAATTCCACCTCTATTTAAACCTGCTGGTGCAAACCACTCTGCTGCGATAGCATCATTTGCTGCATATACTGCTGGTAGTAATACTGAAGGTGGTACACTTACTAATTTGTTTGTGTTTGTATCTATTGTTCTAACCCATGGATAGTATGTACCTACATAGTTAGAATCTACTGAATTTGCCTGTGTTGTTACTTGTGATATAGTATCATTTTCACCAACGAAATCTGCGATGTAGAATGCATCTTGTCTTGCTTCAACGATATCAGTTGCTTTAGTTACAACTCCTGAGTGTAATCTTCTTACAACACCAGGTGTTACTAACATATTGATATCCCATTCATCTGCGTTAGAAAGTGCATTTAAACATCTTGAATACGCAGTATATCCATCTGCTGAAGTTGATGATAAATCAAATCCTTGCGAGTTACCCGCAGAGATTGAAGAACCTAATGCGATTTCTCTTGCAGGACCCATACCATCGAATCCACCTTGGAATCCTATCGTAAATTGTCTGTTAACCATATCTGCAGTTGCAGAACCAGTCATTTCTAATGATAATCCAACTCCACTTACGTTTCCATCGAATCCTAATGCAACGTTTGCACCTGTTCCAGCTCCTTCAGGAATTGGATTCAAATATTGATTGTTATCAATCTTAACTAAAGTAGTTTCTAAATCAATACCTGAGAATTTGAATGGATTACCTGTTGTGTTTGATGTTGAAGTTGTTTGGTAAGTTACTGCCGGTACAATTGTTTCATCACTTGCCAATACAGGGTTAGTATATGCCCCGTGTGCGAAAGGTGCTGCTGAAACAGGGTAAGAACCTTGTGCTCCTACTTGTACTCTGATGTATTTAGAGTTGTTACCCCAATCACCATTTTCAGTAATTTTACCATCATTATCAATTGTATAATATCTATCACCAATCACTCTTGCGATATAGTTTGGAGATGCAGGGTCTAAGTTTACATTACTAAACGTCTCAATAACTGTCTTTCTCTTATCAGTATCTGAGAATGCTCTTAATGTTACAGTGAATACTGAATAATCAGTTCCACCATCTTCACCTGCTGCTTTAACTCCTGAGATAGATACTTTGAATCTTGTGTTCTCACCGTTACCATGGCCTAACGTATGGAATCTAAATAGGTCATATCTTTCGTCAGAGATTAATTGTGATTTTACCCAAGGTGTTGTTGCTACACTTGCTTCATAAGTAAAGTTTTGTGTTGGAAGTGCAACTGCCTCAATTACGTTTGAATCTGAAGTTGTTGATGCTTCATTTTCAAAATAAGTGTACACATATGCATCTTTTGGTCCTAATGGTGATTCACCAAATACATCACTAATATCATTACCAGCTGATGGTAAGATTGATGAAGATATTTCTCCAATTCCTGAACCACTAACTACAAATGAACCTGATGCTGAACCATCACTTACAGTAAATCCTGTAAATCCTACTTCTTCATCACCATTTGCAGTTGAATGTAAAGTTCCAATAAGAGTTTGCCCTCCTGAACCTGAAACTGCTATACCAATCGGTGCTACTTGTGAGTAACCACCAATACCTAATGTTCTTACTACTGTTACCGTACCTGCTTCTCTTAAGTAGTTTTGTACTGCATATTCAGTATAGTAAGTACCATCAGGTGTACCAAATTTATCTTCAAACTCACTTTGAGTTCTAACGATTGTAGGAACGAACGCTGGTCCTTGTTTGAAAGGTCCTACAAACGCTGCTCCGATTTCTCCTACTCCCTGTGCTAAGAATGATAAATCATTTTCTCTTGTAAATACACCGGGTGATACAATTCTTTCTGCCATGTTTTTCTCCGAATAAAATTATTTAATAGATTATAATATCTTTTTGTATCTATAAATATAACGTAAAAACTGAAACGTATATGTTATTCAATCTCTATTATAGTGAACCACTATCTTCAGACGAACCACTTACGGGTTCTGCCCAAGGTAATGAACTTTCTTGTACTTCATCAGCTGGGTCATCTATTGCTTCAATTTGTTCCTGAATTCTTTCAGTTACGTGGTCCCAATAATCATTAACTACAATTGATTGTAACCAACCAACTACATCATCTTTTGTTAAATCTTCGTATGGTACAAAACTTCCTGTACTTGTTGGGTCATACTCTAATGGAGTTGCTCCATTAAATTTTCCTTCTGTTCCAGTTGATGATTCAGTACCAGTTAGAACCCATCTACAATGTACTACAACATTATCTGTCCCACTTTGAGTTTTCTTTGTTAATTGATTAACATTCCATGAATACGATATTGC